ACGCCGTTATCAAAGAATCTTACATTGTTTCCGTCAGACCATGCGCCTTGTGGAAGATTATAAGGAGGTATATCCTTAATTATTCCTATAGAGCCTACGTTATCAAAAGGTATTAGTGGCATTTATTCTGGTGGCGTGGGCCATGTAATGTTAAATGGATCAGGTTGATCTGTTATATTTCTTAAAGCCTGACGATATGTTTCCCACTGTTCTCTTTTAGAATCAGACATCGGAACGTCAGTTAAAACAGTCCAATCACAAGCAACAAGTTTACCCTTGCGCTTTGCTTTAACCACATTCCATTGCTCTGGGTCTTGACCTGCCTGAACTGTTGACCATGTTGGTTTTTTTGATGAATCGTTGTATACAACATTACTGTTGTAGTCAGACTCATTTTCTACTGATCCGTATATACCAAACCCTTCATTCGGAACTGCGGCCCAAAGAATGTTGCTAAGTGTTACGTTATTCATTCTTCAATCTCCCAAACCATCATTGTTCCATTATGAAAAGTAGTTCCACCTGCTGATGCTAACGGTTGTTTTGACCAAATATCAAAAGTATTTGAACCAACAGCACTAGGTGTGTTTGGTCTATTTCCGGGTAGTACTTTCCAAAGACGTGAAAATCCAAATCCAAATTCTTCTGTGGATAATCCAGAATCAACTTTAGATTTAATATCGCCTATAAGAATGTTATCTGTAGTTCCAGTAATTAAAGTTCCAGAAGTATTTGCTAACTTAATATAAGTATATTGATGATCGCTTGAGCCATCCCATGCTGAAAAAATATCATTCATTCCATCTACTTGAATATACAAATTAGAAGAAGCAGAAACACAAGTGTGAGCAATTGACCATCCTACATCTACATAAGTATCTGATCTAAACGTAGCGGTTGTTGATTGAATTGCGTGAGTTGTTTTAATAAGGTTTCCACCTTCTGGGGCTGTTAAAATTATCCAATCACTGTTTGCTTCGTTTCTAATTTTTACTAGATTATTTGTGGTGTCAAACCAAATTAACCCCGCTGTAGTTGGGCTAGGCGCTGAAGAAGAAGTATGAACACCATTAATAGCCTCATCAGCATTAGGTAGTGTATTTTTTAAAACAGTTTTAATTAATCTAAGATGATCGTCACCCTGACTAATTGCATCTGTACCTGTAGGGTTAGTGTCTACTAATCCGCTAATAAATGTTGCGCTTTCTAATGCCATTATATGTACCTAACGTGATAAGGGTTAACCACTGCATCAGGTGATTCAGGCCATCCCCAATATGTTTTATCTACTGTAAGATTAACTATTTCAGTTTCATCAGAGTTTAAACTAACTTTTCGTTCTTCTTGGACTTCGTGGTTTTGAAAGTTCTTTACTGCCTGTACAGATGCAAACGCTTCTACGCCATTTTCAAGGCTGTTGCCATGCGCCCTAACTTCGCTACGATATGTAGTCCAATTAGCAGACATAGCAGTACCACCTTCAGTTGCTCTAATTACCATCCAGTCAGAGGGATTAATTAATACGCCAACATTTGTTTTTATCTTTGAAATAAGGTCAGACTTAAGATTGTCTACATTTTTTTCTGTAGTGTCGTAAGTCAGTTCGTAGTAGTCAGCGCCTCCTGCGAAAGTCCCATCAGGATTTCTGCGGCTTTTCTTTTCAAGGTTTTCTGCTCCAGTATTATAGTATCTATAGTCTGGAGTAATAACCTCAAGAGAATAAATTGCAATCTCTTCCAACTCTTCTTCCGACCATGCTCTAAAAATATTGGACGGGTGTTGTATGCCATTAACCGTTATAGCGCGAGGCGTTTTTATTACTGAAGATTCTGTTTCATTGTACCACATAATTACCTCGCGTTAGAATATTTGAATGGTGATTCGGCAAAGGCTAAATAAATATAATTACCTGATGCGACATTTATGGCGGTGTTTGCACTGCGCCACTTAAATCCATTTGATAAAAAATCTATATAAACAGAACCACTTGAACTTTCTGCGTTGTTTAAATTTGGATGCAAGTAATCGCCCATTACATTAAATTCGGATCGTTTATTATCGTACATAATCCAGTCTCTGATAGAATCTGTTTGTTTTACAAGTATCCACTGAGGTTTAAACACTGTGTAAACAAACGTACCATCTGTTGATCCATTACCTGTGTAACTACCTACCTTGCTGTAGGATTCTACTGAATGGAAACAGTAGGCTACATAGCCTCTTGAGTTTTCGTTTGTAACTGTGTCGTTTGATACTGAAAATACAGAAGATGTTGGCGATGTATTATTCCAATATTGTGTTGCTGAAGTTACTGCCGTTGCAGTTGAATTTAACTTTAATGCTGCATTTGCTCCTTGATTTTTCGAGTAAACAAACCAGTCGTCGGAATGCGCTGATGCAGAAGCGGTGCGACCTTTTGTAATGATTAACTCAGGAGCAGAACTAAGTCCATGACCTATTGTTGCGCCTGCCGTATTATTTCCTGTATAAGTTAGTACACTGAATCCAGCCGTAGGATTAGCACTTACTGAACTGGTGATCGTGCCGTCAGTGTTAGAGGATGCTGTGCCTCCACCTTTCCAACCCCAATGAGCGTAGTTTTGTCCTGACAAATTCATATCGCCTGTACCAAGCGAAAATCCGTCAGAGTTAAACGCTGTATAAATTACAGACTCAGAGCCTTCTGCGGTTGTCGCATCAGAATACAATTGTTTTCCTGTTCCTCTAACAGAATCGGTCAAATAATAATTAAGCGTGTTTGTCCTAGACTTGCCCCAGAGAAAATCAGGTTGGAAATTTAATCCTGTTATTGATCTGTTAGAGCCATTACCGCTTACAAGAGTCGTAACAAAGTGAGCCGTAGGATCAGCAATACTAGGGTTACTGAGGTTGTCAGTGTTTAATGCTTTGAATCCTGTAGGTGGTGCGTAATAGAAATCTGATCCTGCCGCACCTGATGTTTTGTTTCCCGCAAATGATGAGTCTTGTCCGAAATTACAAACAACTTCTGATTGATAATTTTCAGACCCTATCCAAAAAGCATACTCATCAATTAATCCACTAAATGCAGTTCCTTGAGTAACATTATTTTTATAAAAAGTAAGCGTATTTGCATCCAAATCTAACGCAATACCTATAATATCTCCTATTGTATATGATGCTCCGTAAGTTGCACCAGTACCATTCCACTTATCACCGTCAAGAGCCGCATAGGAATACACGCTTGTAGTATTAAAAGTATCTGTAATTTTTGATCCTACTGTCTTGATACCAAGAATTAAAGTATTGCCTGACCCATGGCCCGATTTATAATAAAACTCTGCATACCATTTTCCACTAGACATTCCCTGAGTGGATCTAATAGACGTAGTGGTTGCGCCATGTTCGGTGAAGAATAATAAGTTTCCTTCTCGTAGCGTATTATTTAAGGCGCTATCTAAAGGATTCAGCGTAGCAAAGTTATTCGTTGGGCTATCAAGCACCTGATCTGTAGCAACCAAGTTATTAACAGTGAAGTCGTTAGTGTTACCGCTAGAGTCATCACCTAATGCAGATGCATCCTGAAACTTGAAATAGAATCCGTTATTTCCATACGAACCTTCGTACTCAATCGCTTGCCATTGATTAGTATCTGAGTTAGTTTCGCCAAACGATGCGGGTGCAAGTTGCTGACCATCTATATAGTAATATTCTGCTAGGTATCCATCATAGTAATCCCCAATAGACGAAGAGAAAAATGCACCAACCTGATGGTTTGTTTTAGAAAATAAAGGAAGGTCTGTATTTTGAGCGGGATAATCAGATGTAGAAAAATCCGTAATCTGAGTTCCGTTTACATAAATTTTTACTCGATTAGAAGCACTGGCTTGAGTAACATCAACTGCAATAACAATATGATACCAAGCAGAAGGATCACGAAAAACTGGAGTTGTTAAGAGTTCTACATTTGCTGAACCAGATATTTTTCCAAACATTGTAATCGTATCGGCATCAAACCCAATGTAAGTTCTATTGTTAGCATCGCTGTGGTTGCTAAAAAACGAATTGCCGCCTCCAAGATTGCCACGTTTTGTCCAAAAAGAAAAAGTGCCAATGTCGTTAGATGTGGCTGTTCCTGCCGTCCTATTTAAATAAGCAGAATCATCATCGTTAAACCGCAACGACTGGTCTATGTCGTAGCCAGAAGAAGGTTTAGCAATACCGGACTGGAGAAGAGTCATTAACTTAGAGCTTCACTTGCTGAAACGTACACGTTCGTTCCATCACAGTAGTAAGTTACAAGGTATGTTCCCGCCGTGGATACGTCCCACGATGCCCCTTTCTTTACTTCTGACCCAAGGCTAATCGTATGACCCGAACCATTAATAACTTTGATAAACCCTGACTGCCCGGTCTCTTCATTAGTAAACTCAAGAGTATCCGCACCGCCGGGTGTGTAATGAAAGTTATTTGCTGTATCAAGATCAAGCGTCCCATCCGTTACAGTAGATGGTGTACCGCGTTGAGAACCTGACCAGGACTGATCAGCGGCAAGCGTAACAAGAGCTGTGATGCCATCAAGCAGATTCAACTCTGTGACGTTCGCATTTACCGCTGCCGCCGTCAGATTTGGAAACTGCGTCTGGAGAACGGCTTTTATCAAACGAAGATGGTCATCTCCCTCGCCTACCGCATCTCCTACAGCCGGATACGAAGTATTAAGCTGGCTGATGTATGAAGCTGTTTCGACAGTCATAATTACGCACTCGCGGCAGTAAGCGTCACAGTAATTTCCAGTGTGTCGCCAGAAATAACAGATCGGGCTGAAGCGAAGTCCACCACTCCGTAAAGCGTTCCAGCAGTCCCGGATTTGGTGTTATTGCTTGAGATGAAAGCACCAGCAACCGTTGCGGTTGCATTTGAAGAAAACGTGGCTTTGCTCCCACTGTTATTAACGCTCTGACTTGAGACAGTGCCCAGAGTTAGGGTCGGACGGTTCGACTGACTGTATCCCACTAACTCCGTCCAAGAAGAGTGCGAAGACATTGTGTCAGCAGCGGCTGCTGTACCAGATCCTTTAAGACCAACATACCAAGCAGCACTGTAAGAAGATCCTTTTAGATACTTGTCCAAAAGATCATCTAATCCAGCATTAACAATTATGTTGTCTTTTGTCTCTTCCCACTTAACCTCACCATTAGAATTTTTACAGACAATATTCCAGGTGTTTTTGAGTTTTAGAGACACATTATTTACTTCGTTCATTTTTAAGCCTCCAATGGCTTTTATGTCAGCGTAAGTCGTGTTTTTCAATTTGGGTAATCCACTACGGTCCAGGTTGTTGCACCATCAGAAACATCGCTCCAGAGAAATTCATTTTCAGCGGAAATAGAACCATTTACTGTCAATGTCACTGTGTCTTGGAAAAACTGACCAAGAATTAAATTGTTTGACACTGCAAAAGAAACAGATTCTGGATAATTGACGTTATTGACATAACTGTTAGTGACACCAAAGGTGACTAAATCTGCGAATGTCAATGCATCGATTTGCGTCAATCCATTAGAAGTTGCAAAAGAAACCGCCTCAGTAAATGTAAATCCACCAATTGAGGTAAAACCGTTATCAAGTGCGAGACTGATTGCGTCTGAAAAAGTCGCGACCCCGGTTGCGGTTTTTCCTGCACTGACAGCAAAACTAATGCTTGCTGCAACGATGTTTAAATGACTCGCTGAGTAACCTGAACTTGACGCAAGTGACGCGCTGTTGGCTTTTGCCGGGCTATTCCAATCAATACCAATCGTTGACCACGTTATCGGCGCAGTCGATTCAGCCCAGGTAATCGGCGCGGTCATGGATTGCCAGAAGTGTTCATAATCCGCATGGCTGAACCGCTATGACGATCTTGAGCGTCTGCATATTGCAACGACTCGATCCCTCTCTGATAGCCAGCCGACCAAGTAGCCAGTCTGGCGTCGTTTACCAAAAACGCCTCTGCCTCCATAAGCGCGGCATAAAGGTAAACATCTGGAGCATTGGTCAGAACCCAATTAGCGGTCGTTGTGCTCGACAATGAATCAAAGCGTTTGTAAAACAGCATCTCAATCGTCATTACGGCAGCGGGTGTCGGTCCGAGCTGCAACTCATCAGCCACGATCGTGTAGTAATAGGGGGTTCCGGTTGTCGTGCCGCCCCACATCCGGTCATACATTTCGGGGGTGACGTATTCCAAGATGCGGATAGGTGTGCCGTTGACCTGAAAGTTACGCATTTGCAGATAGTTGGTCGGCAATGCGTAATTACGTTGATCAGCAACAGTTGATGCCGTTTGTTTGGTTTCCATCGCCCGGATACGCAGATCCCGATTGAACCTGGCTTCCGCGAGAGAAATGAACTCAGGAATACGCGCAGTAAGATCGTCACGATCAAGCCAATTCGCTACAGCCGTCTGGAGTTCGCTGTAGGTCGAGATTGCCATTAGCGCGTCAGTTCAGAAACGTAAACAACGCCGCCGGTTGATACCTGAAGTGCTGCGACTTTCTCGCCACCGTGGATTGAGAAGTAAGTGGGCCAGTCTTTCAGAAGAAAAACGCCGTTACTGGCTGTTGCAGTCGGAGATGCGCCAAATGCCAGGTAAACATTCTGTGTTGCGGTGATCAGCACATCGCTGACTTGTGCGCCAACACCGTTGCTAGTTGCAGCAGACGTACCCGCACTTGTGATGGTCTGAGTCGCCCCAGCCGGTCGATAGTTCCCTTTCATGTGTTTTTCCTAAAGGTCAGTTGGGGAGGTTTTTAAAAACTTGTTGTCTGGATTGTTGAGATAAGCCGCCATCAGCTTGCTATCTTTTAAGATCGCGCCGTTGGTTTCTTTTATCCATTGTTCCAGGACGGTTTTGGGAATCGTGGCGCACTTATGCCACTCGCCACGCTTGCCCATTGATAACTTGTCGCCATAGTCGTTGTACTGGCGTTTATTGGCATCAATGATGGATTGCACATCTTGGACGGTGTTGAACGTGACAGATCCATCTGCGTGCTCGTGCATATCGGTTCTTCGATATGGTTCAACGTCAAATATGGTTTTGCGATCAGACATAGCCGACATTTCCTACTTTGGGCGCACCGTTAGAGGTGTCGCTATAAGCGTCTTGCAGCCACTCCGTAGAGTTCTTCGGACGTTTAACTTCTTTTGGTGCTGGCGGCTGTTTTTTGGAAATTTTGTTGCTCAGTTTTTTTAAATCTTTGTCCATTTGATACCTTTCCACCTTTTTATCGGTACGGATTTGGATTAGGTCGTTTACCCTTCTTTCCTTTTTTCATGTTTTCCAGTTGCTCCTTGCTTTTGCTTGTGCTTTTTTTGACAACTCTCCGTAATGAAAGAGCGGCTTGCTTGACGCGGCGTGCTTTGCGCCAGAATGAAGGTTGCCGTTAGGCATTTTGTGATACGCACCTTTATGTTCTTTGCCGTTTCCACGGTAGTGCTTAACACCCATACCCATTGTTAATTCCTTGTCTTGGTTTCAAAAAAAAGGGGCGAGTTTCCCCGCCCCTTCTCTTGTTGAATAACCTATTTCTAGGTCGTTACATTTGCCAGGTAACCAGAAGATTTCTGGTTCTTGGACATAAGACCAGCTTCGTAGACCAACATCTGACGCTGACTGTCACCAGTGACGGCGAGATCAACGGTTTTAAAGTCACGAAGCACACCCATCGCCCAATGATCCATATCCAGAATGAAGACATCCTGGCTACGGGCTTGGTTACGATTAGGCTGGATCTTGAACGTACCAAAGTCACTGACATAAACGTCAACAGCCGCGACAACGTGTGCCGGGGCTACTTTGTCAGCAGCGGTACGAAGGCTGGAAACACTCTGAGTCAGATCAGAGATCGCCTGTTTTATATCAGGCTTACACATGATCACATCAGGGTCGCCACCAGACTCGTATGCTTCTTTGATGACGGTCTTGATACCGGCTTCGGTGATGCTGTTGTCAGTCGTAGCATCCGTGGCCGCATCAGTTCCGTTACCGGAAGACGCAGCTCCGGCTGCTGTGCCAGAACCTAGCGAATGGTAGTTGGTCGCGATCCATGCCGGAAGACCAGCAGTGATACGAGCAGTACCCGTTGCGCCAGCGTTACGAGCGACGTTGGAGGTCAGCATGAACTCGATGTCACGCTTCATCCGTTTCGCTTTTTTCGCAAGCTGGTAAGCCTGGGACGATTTGCGACCGGCGTAATCGACGGCCTCGTTCGTACCAGAGGTCTGGATGATGTAACGCGAGATCTGGGTGTAGTTGCCTACACGAACCGGGTTCTCACGCGCATCTGCGGAGGTTGAGTCCTGTCCATCACCTTCAAGCTGACGGTTAGCGCCACCTGCGGCGATAGTATCAGTCTGCCACTCGAAAAACGTGTTATCCACGCTCTGCTTGGAACAGCCGCTCAAGAACGGCGTATCCAAAGGAGCAATGTTGTAAATCACGTTGGCAAGTGACTCCCTGATACCGATAGCACTATAAGTTGTGCTGGTATTTGTTGGGATTGCCATTTTTTATCCTTAAAAGAAAAGTTATACGAATTCTTCCAAGAGAGCTGCCGCGTCATTGACGTTGCCGGTCTCTGAAAGTCGGTTTCTCAGCGCCGCACGTTTACTTTTGGACTTAGATTTGGCTGTTGCTGCTTTACTGCCGCGAATGACCTTGGGTTTGTTCTTGAGTTTCTTGGCCTTTGGATTGGCCTTTACCATCTCGTCGTACAAACGGGCCTTGTTCAAAACAATAAAGGATCGATGGTCAATAAGACTCTCGATCTCAGCGTCTTGGAAGCCCACAGATGAAGCGTAGGAACGCAGCTCACCGGCAAGCTCTTTCTGTTTGCCAGGATCACCCCAATCCGGTAGTTTTTCTACCAGAGCGGCGTGTTCCTGTTTGACAGACTCTTGCCAGTTCTGTTGTGCTGCGGCCTCGTTTTTCGAAATCACCTGTTGCTGTTCGTGTTGAACTTTGGCGATTTTTTCCTGGGCCTCTCTCAACTCTTCTCGTCTGGTTACAAACTCAATCGGGTCTTCCGCTTTGAGGCGTTCCCAATCTACGTTCGCAAACTGATCGAGGTTAGAGTTTTCTATCATCGACTGAAGTTGTTGTGCGTACTGCTGTCGCTCTGCCTGAATCTGCTGCATCTCGGAGGTGTACTGCGCTTGCAGTGACTCCATCTGCTTTCGATCTTCCGCGAGAGCTTGGCTTTTCCTCGTAAACGAGGAATTGCGTGAATAGCCCTTTAGGAGTTCGTCAAGGCTGACCTCTATCTCTTCACCATCAACTTTGATGGCGTAGACGGGTTCCTCTTCGTCCTCTTCTTCAGACTCTTCGTTTTCAGACTCTTCCTCATCCTCTTCGGACTCGGATTCGTCTTCAGAAACCGCCTCAGTAGATTCGTCTGGATCTTCTTCCGTGGACGTTAATTCTTCTTCGGTCGGGGCGGCCTCTTCTGCCTCTGGAGATTCTTGCGAGTCCAGAAGACCTAAGAGTGCCTGTTGTGCCGAGGCGATACTGCCCTCGTCGGTTATTACGGGTGCTTCATTCAGCGCCGGTGCTGCTTGCGTGTCGGCCATAGTGTGCTCCATGAAAAAGCCCCACCTGAGTGGGGCCAACCAGCGTCCCTGCTGGCTCGTTTCGCGAAACGAGTTTCGTTAAAAAACAGTCTAAATCTTGTCGGTCATTTTCCCGGTTGTCACAATGGAATCAAAGTGACTCTTGAAACGACCCAAGGTCTTTAGACTCAACCAGAGCCTTTCCCTGGTTTCAACATCGTGATCAGATGAGTGCTCCCAACTGATCAGGATTTCTTTTGCCAACAGATCCCATGCTTCATTGATCATGGGGTCGGCTAAAATTCTTTTTGCAGCTTCGAGTCGTTGGCTTTCGTCCATAAAATTTTACCGTTGGTTTTGCTCTTGCCACCACTCTTCCTCTGCACGAAACAACTGTTGCAAAGTATTTTTATCAGCCAATAGCGACTGGTCGGTTCTGCTGGGCCTCAAGAGCCAACTCTTGGGCCTTGAGTTGTGCATCGACGCTTGCTTCTTGAGCATCGACCTGAATCTTTTGTGCTTTGATCTGTACATCAGCGGCTTTGATCTCCAGTTCTTTCTGCTTCATCTGCATCTCCATCTGAGCCATCTGCTCCTGTGGGGATGGACCTTTCGGCGGCATTTTGCTGGGATCGTTAAGGAACTGGCTTACGTCTTTGAATCCCATGTTCTTAACGAGTTGAGCCCCCATGTTGTAGATGTTCTGCTCGGTAACAATCGAGAGACCGCCGGACATCGCCTGTGACGCAAACTGGATCATCTGAGACAGGTGCATCATCTGCTGATCCTTGTTGCCATGTCCCAAGCCAACCTGAACGGAGCAATCCATTTTGTTTCGCCACATTGACGGGTCTACGGGAACCCACTCATTGCGAAGCTGAATAACTGATTCCTTGTCCTGGTTTTTGTTGACCAGTTCGTAAATCATGTTCGCCATTTGTTTGACGCCGGTATCCGCAAAGATTCGGGCGATCAGCTCGACACGCTGCTGTGCCGCTGTCATTACTTGGGCCACCTGAGTCGCAGACGTATGCGAGGTGAGCGCGTTGGCGTCGAGTCCTTGGCTCATCTTGGTCATGCCGGAGCGTTCTTCCCGGATGCTGTCGATGTAACCGAGCATCTCGAAGACGTAAGGCTGGAGCTGCGGAGTCGGTAACGGCTGAACCGCGCCCTGTGCCTTGGTGCGTACAATGCCACCAGGTCTTTGGGTCAGAAGGTCATCAAGATTGACCATTCCCTCCTGAACGGCCACGCGCCCAGAGTTCTGTAAATACATATTGTCGAGAAGGTTCCGCATAAGAACCGTCTTGATCAGTTGCAGATCCATCACCTGATCCGCGATGGACATCCCGAAGAACTTGTGAGCCATCGGGATCGGACACAAGGTCGCAAACGGCACTCCATCAACCGGGTCATTCGCGAGTACCTGATTACCGCAAGTCAGGATACGGCGCAGCTCGGACAAGCCGCCCTCGATCTCGACCCGCATATAACTCTCAAAGACCCAGACCTCGCGCAGAGCGCCCTCGCCTTCTTCAACGTCAAAAGGCCAGCCCTGGGAGTTATCAAACTGATGACGGGCGTTGCTCTCCTGATTCATGTTGTAGTTGGAGAAGTCGCTGCTGCCAATCAACTCCTCGTCTACCTCGTAGCCCATTTCGCGGAGTTCCGCGAGCGTCATGCGACTGCGGTGACACACAAAACGCGCCTCTTCGACGTTCTTGGCTTCGCGGGAAATCAAAAACTCTTCTGGCGCAATGTTGACGATCTTGACCGCACCCTTCTTGACCTGACGCTTGATAACGACATCGTGAAGGGTCGGGTTCATGAGTGCTGCTTCTAGCTCATCAACGATGTCATCGCCTTCAGGCGCTTCTTCGCTTTCGCGGCGCTCGGTGTGCTCAAGAACTTCTACCTCGTCGGGCCGGAGAAGGTTCTCTAGCTCTGCGTCGGTGAGATCGTGGTACTCCTCGCGGTTTTTCTTTTCGGTTTCGTCCCAGAAGACTTTGATGATGCCGACCTTCTCCAGGAGGGCGTCAGAGATCCATGTGAGGAAGATTTCAGACCAGTTGTTTTTGCGGGTCAGAATCCAATTGATGTAATCGGTAGCCTGTTGCGCTGCGGGTACGTCTTCCGGGCCTTCGGGGAGGAACTTAACGACCTCATCGCCGCTCGTGAAGACACGCATCAGGGACGGCTTGATCCACTCAATCGTGTCCATGACGGTGGTATCGACTACCTGGGAGCGGCCTTCGACTTCGTTGCCGTAAGGCTGCGAGGTATAGCGCAACAACGCCTCTTTGCGCTGTTCTGAAATCTCGTCCTCGTAGCCGAGCGCAGCGTTCACCTCGTGGTGGATCTTCGCTAGGATTTCTTCGTCTTCAAGTTGTGCCATTCAGATACTCAGGCATAAGCCAATAGTGGTTTTCTGTCATTCATCGCAAGTGGTACGCCTTTCTGTTGTAAGTCCTGGCGCATTTCGGGGGTGATGTCGATGTACCAGAGATTTTCTTGGTTTCGTTCAATAAATTTTTCAGCCTCTTCCCGTGTTTCAAACGCTTTAACAAAGTCTTCTGGAAACTCAGTCCATATTTCGTAGAGAAGTTCCGGTCTTATCTTTCGTGAAGGGCCAAGCTCTCCCTCAATAATTCGCATTTCAGCACTTGGAACTTTCTTCGGCTCCACCCCGTACTTCTTCAGGAACTTCTTAGCGAACTGCGGAATCTTTTTGTCGTAGAGTTGTTTGTGGAACTCGCCTCCAACTTGGAGGTCGAGGCCGGTAAGACGTCGCCGGGTCGTTTTGACAATTTTTTCTTCAGGCTGCGCCAACAACTTCTCAGTAGCTTCCTTACCAATCAAATCAGGTAAATCTTCGTCACGCACCCTTTCTTGGTCCATTACCACGTTGCCATCGTGATCGTAGGCAACAAAATGGCCGCCACCACTTAAATACACTTCGCTTAGATGCTTGCTCAAGTCATAACGATCAGCTTGTACATCACCGGAAGTCCAGGTGATGCGATCTACGGAAGGATCGTTGACGCCTTCCATCAGGAAGCGTTTAAACGCAAGTTCGTGCCAGTCTTTTTTGTAAGGTGCGTCAGGGACTCCTTGATTCGATGCTCTTATCCTTTCTTCAAAAGAAGGATCATTATGCAATTGACCCATTTTATATTTTTGGACTGCATGATCTAAAACTTCCTCTCGTGAATATCCTGGCTTGAAGTGCAGACTCCATTCCTTGTCGCCCTTTAATCTGTACCTCGTAACCAAAGCATCTAGTGGATAGCCTTGATTAGTTCTCCACTTATCCATTTGTTCTGAAATAAATTCAGAGTTACCGGACTCTCGTATTGCTTGATCTCGCGGTACAGACTCAAGTTCAATTTCATCAACGGATAAAGGTGGTTTTGAATAACCCTTCTTCTGCCCCTGCTGATGCCAATCAGATTGGAATTCTTCTGCGTGTAAGGCGCTGACACCACCGACATCACGCTTGTTGGTGCGGATGTGGGCTAGGACGTTGGGTTCTTTCCAATGGCCGCTTTTGTATCGACCTCCATATTGAAGATCGTCCCGCTCTTTTTTTAAGGCGTGTACTCGGTCACGCAATATGTCGGCTTCATGTTCCGGCAACAAGTAAGATTTGCGATACTCAGGACTTACCAAAATTGTATATAATTCGGAGCCAATTTGTTCAATTCTCTTTCGAGAGGCTGCATCATCTAACTGCAGCAGAATCTCTTTCGGCTCTTCGCCGCCTGGGAGGTTCAGGTTTTCTTGGTTGCCGTATTCGGGTTGTTGCGGAACAACCATATCCCCACTGTGGGCGTCCAATACAATAGGGTCTATTGGCGAACCACCCTTAACTGTCTCGGTCAGCTCTATCGGGTTCCACATGGAAACCACTTCTTCTTGCGTGAGCGTACCGGGGGCTTCTTCGAGCCTCTGGATCAGACCCGTCTGCTTCGCCTCTCGCGTTGCACC